GAATTAGCTCAACAAGGTAAATCAAAGACATATGAAGACATTATCTATTCAGATTATAAAGAGATACCAGTTGACATTGAAACATTCTTAACTGATGATAACTATCTTGGTAAAGCATGGAAAGATGCAAATGGTAAAAGTAAATTATATCCATTCTGGTTAGGTGTATTAAAAGAAATATTTCCAAATAATATTGATACTGCATATGACACACTGCTTGAATCAGGCGCGAGAGGATTAGGAAAAAGTCAGCTAGCCTGCGGAGCAGTTTGCCCATATCTTTTATACCGCGTGATGTGTCTAAAAGATCCGCATTCACATTTCCATTTACAAGTAACAGAAAAGATTGCTTTTGCTTTTATGAACATTAAGTTGGAATTAAGTGAAGCTATTGCTGTCGACAAATTCCAAAAGACAATTCAAATGAGTCCTTGGTTCATGAGCAAAGGTAGAATGACTCAACGCGATAATAAGAAGTATTGGGTACCACCTGAACCGTTTGAAATTATTATTGGTTCACAATCAGATGACCTAGTCGGTAGGCCGGTATTTTTCAGCTTTTTCGACGAAATATCTTTCCTAAAAAACAAAGATGTCGAACAACAAAAGAAGAAAGCTCTTGACATGATTGATACTGCTATCGGTGGTATGAAAACTCGTTTCATTTATAAAGGAAAGAATCCAACATTACTAGTTGTTGCTTCATCTAAAAGAAGTGAGCAATCATTCATGGAAACTTATATTCGTCAATTAAGTGAAACTCAAGCAGAGAATACATATGTTGTTGATGAACCAGTATGGAAAGTTAAACCTGAAGGAACTTATAGCAAAGAAACATTCTTTATTGGTTTAGGTAATAAGTTCTTAGACAGCATTGTTATTCCAGATTCAGATAAAAATAATATTCAAGCTTATAAAGAAAGAGGTTATTCTATTATTGAAGCACCTATTGACTTTAGAGCAAAAGCATTAGAAGACTTAGATAGAGCATTATGTGACTATGCTGGTATTTCAAGCTTCAGTTCAAATAAGTTTATGTCAGCAGAAAGAATTATGGACTGTGTTACAGATACAATTCAAAATCCTATGCCTGATATTATTACAGTCGGTAATGGAAAAGATGATACAGCTGAATATAAAGACTTCTTTGACATGAGTAAGCTAGATAGAACAATGATGGGTAAGCCATTATATATTCACATGGATATGTCTGTCAGTGGAGATAAGACAGGTATTTGTGGAACATGGATTATTGGTAAGAAGCCAACATCGGAAGGTAATCCAGGTAAGGACTTATTCTTCCAACCAGCATTTAGTACATCTATTCAAGCACCAAAAGGTAGACAAATCAGTTTCGAAAAGAATAGAAACTTTATTAGATGGTTAAGAGATCAAGGATTTAGAATTAAAGAAATCACTTCCGATACTTTCCAATCAGTTGACTTATTACAAATCTTATCAGCAGAAGGATTTAACACAAGCGTATTATCTGTTGATAGAGTCGAAACAGTTCCAGGTGAGCAAGTAGGTATTTGTAGACCTTATCAATATTTAAAGTCAGCTATTTATGAAGGAAGAATTAGATTATATAAAACTAACTTACTACATACCGAATTAGTTGAACTTGAAAAGAACAATAATACAGGAAAAGTTGACCACCCTGATGGTGGTAGACGAGGATGTTTCACGGGTGATACAAAAATCAGCTTAGTTGATGGTCGTGAATTAACTTTAGAAGAACTTGTTCATGAATTCAATCAAGGAAAGATTAACTATGTATATTCATTTAATGAAACTTCTAAAAAGATTGAACCAAAAGAAATTATTAATGCATGGTGTACTCAAAAGAATGCGTCTTTAGTTGAAGTAACTCTTGACTCTGGTGATACTATCAGATGTACTCCAGACCATAGATTTATGTTAAGAGACGGAACATACAAAGAAGCGAAAGATTTAACAGAAAATGATTCTTTAATGCCTTTGTATAGAAAGTATCCTAAAGAAGGACTTACTGATTATCGAATGTATTATGAACCTATTGAAGATAAATGGCATTATGAACACAGACAATTTGCTACAGAAGTCTTAGATGAAAAGTATCTAGTACATCATAAGAATTGTAATCCGAAAGACAATACTCCAACAAATCTAGTCTGGTGCTCAAGAGCTAAACATATTGAATTACATGCAGCGATATCTTCCGGTGCTTGCTCTGATGAAGCAATCGAAAAGAAAATTAAATCTTTAAAAGAATGGTATCAAGATCCAAGTAATGCTGAAGTGATAGAAAGTAAGAGGCAAAAATTATCTAGAATTAGATATGAACAGTTAGGTATGACTGATGTTGATATTGAAGCTAAGAAACAACAAGAATTAGAAAGAATTGCTAAATATAGTGAAGTGAAAGCTGAAGCAGAAAGAAAACGTTTAGCAGAAGCAGAAAGAATCGCTTCAATAGAAAAAACGTTCAATATAGTTTGGGATGAGCTATCTCATGATGAAAAGAATAGTTATGGCGTTAGATATCAACGTTTAACTCATCCTGAGACTCAAGAACAAATTACAGCAGCAATTAAGGAACATCATAAACAAGGCAAATATGATAATGCTAAAACAGCATTAAATAAATGTAATACACAATCAAAGAAACTTAAAGAACTCTGTCCTACAGTTGACTATGATAGATTTATTGAAATATTCGGATTTGACTTGAGAGGTATTCCAGGAGGCCCAGGAAACAAAAGAGCTCCATGGATAACTAAATACAGAAAAATTATATGTAAAGAAATATTGAATCACAAAGTTAAGTCAGTTAGATATATAGATGATAAAGCTGACGTATATGATCTTACAATTAAAGATAATCATAACTTTGCATTATCAGCAGGAGTCATTGTACATAACTCAAAAGACCAGTCCGATGCTCTTTGTGGCTCAGTCTTTACAGCTAGTAAACATGCTGATGAATTTGCATTTGACTATGGTGAAAACTTTGAAAACATTTTACAAGCAAATACAAATACAGATCAGTATGATAAACAACAAATGGTTGTCGATATGGAAGAAGAACTTAAGAATATGTTCAGTAGTAGAAGCGTATTCGGCAACAAAGCAGCAGAAGCAACAAAAGAAGATAATAACTTTGTAGGCTTCTGGAATGATGACATTATTCTTTAGCTTAATTGCTAAATTATATGATATACTTATAAAAAGGAGATTAAAATGGCAGATGAAAAGAATCCATTAGTAGGAACTAGAATTCAACCAGTCATGAAAGAAGATCCAGAAATTGGTATTGATTTAAACGACACTCTAACTAGAGAAGTTGTTGACTCAGTTGATGCTTCAACATTTAATATGAGTAAACTCGAAGCATTTACTAGAGTAGCTCAAAACAGAGAACAACAATATAGTACTATTGATACAATGGTAAGAGACTCAACATTAGCAGCTGTCCTTGAAACATATACCGAAGATACTTGTGAACCAGCAGATACAGGACGCGTTATGTGGTGTGAATCAAGTGATGCAGCAGTAAATAAATATGTTACTTATTTACTTGACTGTCTTAACGTTGATAAGAACCTTTACGGTTGGGCTAACAAGTTAATCAGAGATGGTGACCTTTACCTAAGATTATTCAGAAAGTCAGACTTTGATGATGATTTACTCTTTGGTGATGATAAAGGTAAGAAAAAAGATTCCTTAACAGAAGATATCAACTTAAGACTTAATGATAAAAATGACCATTATGTTCACCACGTTGAAGCTATGCCTAATCCAGCTGAATGCTTCGAATTAACAAAACATGGTAAGTCAATGGGCTATATTATCGCACCAGTTAACGTTCAAAAGTTCTTAACTGATGATAAGTTAGATCCAATGTATGGTAACGGCGTTGGTTTCATGAAATATAACATGAGAAAAAATGATATTAATATCTTCCCAGCAACAGAATTTGTTCATGCTTGTCTTGAAGATACAGCATTAAGAACATGTGAAGAAGTAGACATTACAGTTGACTGTGGAGAAAATAAAGACCCATTAGTAGCAAACTATAAGGTTAGAAGAGGTCAATCATTATTTGCAGACGTATTCAAAGTCTGGAGAGAAATGACATTACTTGAAAACTCTGTCTTATTAAACAGAGTTACTAAATCATCATATGTAAGAATTATTACAATTGATACAGGTGATATGCCAAAGGAACAAGTAAGACCTTATGTACAAAGAATTAAAGAAAAGATTGAACAAAAGTCAGCATTAAACGTTGGCGATTCAATGCAAGAATATGTTAACCCAGGACCAATTGAGAACACAATCTATGTTCCAAAGAATGGTGACAAAGGTGGCATTAGCGTTGAAACATTAGGTAGTGATGTCAATCCAGGTGAATTAACTGACCTATCTTGGTTCAATAATAAAATGTTCGCTTCATTAAGAGTACCAAAACAATTCTTCGGATTTACAGAAGATGCAGCTGGTTTCAGTGGTGGTGAATCATTAGCAATCATTTCAAGTAGATATGGTAAAGCTATTAAGAGAATTCAAAACACATTATGTCAAGCAATTACTGATATTATTAACTTATATTTATTAGACAAAGGTTTGACAAGCTACATTAACAAGTTCGTTCTTAAAATGCAAGCTCCAGTTACAAAAGATGAAATTCAAAGAAGAGAAACTGCTGATAACAGAATCAGATATGTTAACGACATTATGGGACAATTAAGTGATATTGAAGATCCAGCAGCTAAGTTAAAAGTATTGAAGATCTTATTATCTCAATCAATTAATGACCCAGATGTTATCGCAGTAATCGAAGAACAAATCGATAAACTCGAAGCAGCTAAGGAAGAAAATCAAGCAGAAGAATCTTCCGAAGCATCTTCATCTGAAGAATTACCACCATTAGATATGGGCGGTGGATTCGGAGGTGGTGGTGAAGAACTATCACTTGGTGGAGAAGAAACAATGCCTGAAATGGGTGCAGAAGGTCCTGTAGAAGAAACAGCTCCAGAAGCACCTGAAGCAGGTAACGATAGTTATATGCCTAGTGGAGATGAATTAGGCATTGACTTAACTTCAATGTAATAATAATTAATTGATTGAAAGGAAAAAGAAAAATGATTAACAAAAATGACTGTTTACTTTTATTAACAGAAATGCAAGATAGAGGTGAAGACGTAAGAGATCAAATTACATTACTTATGTCTTCTCCTACAATTCCAACTTCAGTAGTCAAATACTTAACTGAACATAGACAATTCGATGTCGCTGAATTCTATGAAAAGTTAAGATGGAACTACAATCACAAAAAATCAACTCTATATAAGAACTTAGTAAGAGAAGAATTCAATCAAGCAGATGATGTCTTAACAACATTAGCAGCATTAAGCTTACAAATCTTGTTAAACGCAAAGAAGCTTGACAATAATAGAATGTTCTTAAAGCATAGTAGACTTGAAGAAATTACTTCAGTATTAAATGCTTATGCTAAGAACTATGACCTTGTTCCATGTTTAAAATTACTATATTTAATTAAAAGCGATTTAGTATTATTTGAAACAGTTACAGGACATAGAAAATAATAAAAAATATATATGCTAAATTAAATGATAAAGAGAATTTATTATTTATTTAGAATGAGGAGATTATTAAATGGATAAAATTAGAGAGACTTTAGCCTTTAAAGACCTAACTCCTGAAGAAAAAGAAAGAAGGGGTATCTTAGGTCGTCTTTATGGTCCTATCGCTGATGTCGTAAATCCAACCCGTAATGGTCGTGCTTATTCTGATGAACTCTGGACAAATGTATTCCAAAAGAATCCTATCGTAAAAGAGCTCTTAGCCAAAGGTGGTATTCCTGGTGAATTAGATCACCCAGCAGATAGAGACGATGTATGCTCAGAAAAGATTGCAATTATCATGCCTGAAGCTCCAAAGAAAGATGACAAAGGTCACTTAATTGGCTACTTCGATATTCTTGATACACCATGCGGTAAAATTGCTTATCAATTAGCAAAGTATGGATTCCAATTAGGAGTAAGTTCAAGAGGCAACGGTGACGTTCTATCAGATGATAGCGTTGACCCAGAAACATATGAATTCAAGTGTTTCGACTTAGTATTAATTCCAAGCGTAGAAGCTGCAAGAATGACAATGGTCGAAGGCTTAGATACAAAAGATATGAGATTCAAAAAAGCATTAAAAGAATCATTAAATGCATCAGATGCTCATGACAAACAAGTTATGCAAGAAGCATTAAAAGATCTCAATATCAAATTAGATGAAGACTTAAAAGGTCAAATCGAGGAAACTCGTGATGATAAATTCGCAGAAGGTGAGATTTCTAAACAAGTTGATGATGAATCAAAAGAAGCCAAAATTGATGGATCAGCTGAATTAATTAGAAGCTTACAAGAAGCATTAAGAGACAAAGCAAAACTTGAGAGTACTATTCAATCACTTCAAGAAAAGCTAGCAGTTAGTAATACTAAAGTTACTGAATTAGAAGAAAGCATTGAACTTCAAAAGAAGAACAATGTGAGATTGGCTGGCACTATTGCAAGACAAAATGCTGTCGCTAAAAATGTTTCAAGTTTAGAAGCAAAACTAGAAGCCCAAATCAAATTAGTCGAATCTAAAGATGCTGAAATTATCGCATTAAAGACAACTAAAGCAAAAGAAGCAGTTAAGCTTACAGAATCACTTAACACAAAGAAAGATGAATTCAAAGTATTAACTGAAAAGCTCGAATCTGAAAAGAAAGAGCATGCAGAAGAAGTCAATAAGCTCAATGAAGCATTAGAAAAAGAAAGACAATCATCATCTAAGAGAGTAGCACAATTGAATGAACAAATCAAGCAAGCTCAAAAGGCTGCTGATGGTTATAAGAAATTAGCTACTAATACAGTTAACAATTACATTCAAGCAAAAGCTACAATGTTAGATGTTACTCCAGAAGAGATTAAAAACAGACTACCAGAATCTTATACATTAAGAGACGTAGATAGAGTCTGTGATAGTCTACAAGAATATTCTCTAAATATGAATAAATTACCATTTAGAGTTGACAGAGAAGTCAAGGTATCAATTAAGCCAGCTACAAATGAAGCATTGCAACGTAAGACTTCAAATGACGAAGCAGTTGATGACTTTACATTAAAGTTAGCAGGTTTATTGTAAAATCAAATTCAATCAAAATTAATTAGGAGATTAAAATGGCAAACAAATTAGTCGAAGCATACAAGGACAGAATCTCTGTTTCTAATAAAGTATATGCTTCAAAACACAATGGTGCTGCTATGAACGAATCTAAGCAAGTCTTAGTCGCTACTCTTCTTAACAACGTTAACAAGAGAATGAACGAAGCATTTGCAGGTTCATCAGGCACACAAGTTTCAAACTTAGGACAATGGAAGAGATTCTGTTTAGCATTAACAACAGTCGCTATTCCAAACTTAATCGCAGAAGATTTAGTCATCGTTCACCCAATGACATCTATCCACGGTTACATCGCATATGTTAAGTACTCATATGGTACATCAAAAGGCGAAATCGCTCAAGGCGCTGACATGAGAGATGTCTTCCGCATGAGAAACGCAGCAGTTGATTACACAGGTGATCGTGTTGTTGAAGCAGCAGTTAATGGTGCTACATCATTCATCGCTTCTTGGACACCAACAGTTAAAGGTGTATTCGAAAACAACAACACAAAGTATGACGTTAAGGTCATTAAAGCAGGTGGAACAGAAGAATTCTACAACTATGGTGCTGATGGTAAGACAGTTGACTTAACAGGTCACGCATTAGCAACAGGTGATAAGGTTGCATACGTTTACGATAACGTTACAATTCCACAAAACGACATCCCAACATTAGTCGCTTCAATGGATGGTATCGAACTCCACGCTAAAGCAAGACGTATCGGTGTTATGTACTCACAAATGGCTGCATACGAAGCTAAGCAAGATTATGGTTTCGACCTTCCAGAACAACTTTCTGCTCAAGCAGTAGCTGAACTCTCATACGAAATCGATTCAGAAATCATTGAATTACTTTACTCAACAGCTAAAGGTAACATCGATGCTTCTTTCCCAGAAATCAAGTTCGATAAGAAGCTTCCAACTGGTGTCGGTATTAAAGACCACTATGTCGGATTCCTTGAAAAAGTTGATGAATGCCGCCAACAAGTATTTAATAAGACATTAAAGTGCACACCAAACTATATGGTTTGTGGTACAGGTGTTAAGACAGTCCTTTCATGCATCGACGCATTCAAAGCAGCAGGTGCTGGTAAGATGGCTGGACCATACTACGCTGGTACATTAGAAGATCTCAAAGTATTCGTTTCACCACGTTTAGCTAAAGACGACTTCTTCTTAGGTGTCAACTCAGCAGATATGGCTACATCAGCAGCAGTCTTTGCTCCATATATGGCAATTGTTCCAACATCATTACTTGACTTTGCAGATGGTTCAACAACTCAAGGCTTCTCAACAATGTATGATCTCAAGATCTTGAACAGAGACCTCTTAGTCAAAGGTTCAGTCTACACATCAGGAAATGGTGAAGCAACAGCAGTTGTTCGTGGTTAATCCAATCACTAATAACAACTAACTCGTTCATTAAGAACACTAGGGCTCACGTAAGTGGGCTCTTTTTATTTATATTTTATTAGCAAAAACAATTACACTTGTGAGACACGTTGTTTTAATATAAATATAAAAGACAACATTCATTGCTAAATTATATGATATAAAAATTTTTAAAATAAAAGTTGATTTACATTATTATTTATTATATAATATTGTTGCAAGTATATGAATAAAGATAAAATGTTAGAAGAAAAAGCAATTGAAGAGTATAGAAAGCAATTAGCAGAAATATTCAAAAATGTAACCATCAAAGACCAAGAAGAAATGACAGAAGAAGAACTCAAAGAATCATTCAAAGAATAAAAATAATTAAAATAATAGTTGATTATTACATGAAAATATCTTATAATATATGTGTAGGATAAATAATAAGGAGAATTATTATGAAAGACAAACAAATTAAACTTACTGAAGAACAACGCAATAAATTATTAGAAGATCTTGATAAGCTTCAAGAAGATATTCCTGCAGTTGATTATAATAGCTTATCTCCTGAAGAAAAAGCAGAAATTGATTCTTGGTGGGAATATTAATAGGAGAACTGAGTGAATATCCAAAAATATGACATTGTATTCTGCAGTCATGAGAATGAAGACGGAACAGCTAAAAATAGACCTGTTCTAGTCATTAAGATTCTAAATACTTATGAGTTTTATGGCTACCCAATTACAAGTCAAGACCATACTCATGATTATAGAGCAAGATGTATGCCTTTACAAGATTGGCAACAAGAAGGGCTAGCTAAGCCTTCTTTCTTAATGGTCATGTTTAATAATCAATATAAAAAGCAAAAATATAGTGCTGGTGATCTTGTATATGATAAACCATTTGGAAAGCTCACTGAAGGGGATCTTCACAGATTATATTTATTAGCAAATCGTATTGCAAATGAACAAAAGAATAAGATTCCAGAAGCACTTTACGAAGCAATTGACTGGAATGCAGTATATAAAGATGTTCAAAGAACTTTCGGCTTTGTAAAGAACATTCAAGATGCTGATGCTGTTTATGTATTACAATCAGGTAAAATTCTCGATACAAAAGGTCCAGCAAGTAATCATCAACATGAAAACATTGCTAACTTTATTGAACAAAAATATAAGATTCAAGACTTAGATGCTAACAATGGAAGTATCTTCATGAATAGAGCAAATGCTATTAGAGTAACACCTTGGCTTACTGCTTTATTCTTACCAAAGAGACCAGTAACAGATGCTCAATGTGAAACTTTAAAAAGATGGATTGAAACATTAAGACCAACAGCAAATAAACCATTTATGATTTCTAACTTAAGTGGTTCAGACTTTATGGAAGTTAAAAGTAGAATTCCTGCTGATGACATTATTGCTTTAATTAAAGATTATTATGTTAGTGGACATTTAAGTGAAGCATTAGAAGATGATGATTTATTAAAAGATGTTGAATACTATTATAATGAAGAAACAGGAACAACTCATGCAATTGTTAACTATAAAGGTAAAAGAACAAGACTTAGAAGTGGCGTATTAATTATTAAAGATGATACAGTATTAGTAAGTCATGAAAAAGGTCAAGATGAATTAGCTATTCCAGGAGGCGGTTTAGAAAGAAATGAAACACCCATTGATGCTGGAATTAGAGAATGTCAAGAGGAAGTTCATATCAATATTAAGAATTGTAAAGAAACAAATCATAATTATTGCACAGATGAAAACATTATTGCTGACTGGGTTAAAGAACATGTGCCAGAAGATAAGCAATGGGTTAACTATTATACTTTCTTACTAATTGCTGATTATGATAGCGAATTTGATGGTAAAGTAGAAAAGATTGACCAAGACAAATCTATGCTTAATAATATGAAATGGGTTAAGATTGATGAAGCAGTTAACTTACCAACATTTAAAGAAGAATGGAAAGCAGCATTAAAAGATGCAGGTTATCTAAATAACACATTAGACGAAGCATTAGATGATTCATTAACAGAAGATGATGATGTAACTATTTCAGGAACAGGTGATGTTTGGGAAGGCTTACATGGTGCAGTTCAACAAGTAAATGATAATGATGTAGTTGTAGTAATTTATGACTTCCCATCTAACAATGGTCCAAAGAGAATTACACAAACATTTAATAAAGCAAATGTTAAAAAGTAATTGCTAAATTAAATGATATATAATAAAAGGAGTTTTAATTATATG